CCTGGTCTTTCACCTGGAAATCTAAACTCGACCGTTCCGTTTTGTGAATGTAAATAAGTATTCTTTGCGCCTGTTGCTCCGCCTGTTAAAGAGTTAGTTACTAATTGTCCTTTTGTAGTTGCGTGTTGTTGACCTTTAGCAAACTCAATCCACGCACCATTATAATAGTAGTAAACTTCTCCATCTTTTCGTACAACATCATAGTTTATATAAGTAGAACTAGCGTTGAAGATACCTTTCCATCGATAGCCAAGTTTTGTATAATCTATAAATTGTGTACTAGTCATTATTTTCTCCTTATAGCGTTATCTGTAAATCGTTATTATTAATAGAAATTGTTATATTTTCAGACAACAACCAATTATCAAAATCTTTTACTGCCACATTTGCAGTTCTTGTGGATGTTAAATCTAAACTACCACCATTAATTTTAAGTCCATAGAATACAGGAGCTGCAACAGATGATACTAAGTTATATGCAGTACCGCCTGTGTTTACCTGTAAGAATTTATTACCTTGTCCTGTCAAACTGCTTGGTATGTTTGCAGCATTAAGTGCAGCTATAGATGATGCTAAAGCACTTTCAGCATCTGTCTTAGCAGTTTCAGCGAGCGTCTTTGCACTATTCGCATCTATCTTAGATTGGTTCGCGTCATTTCTATAACCTAAAGCTAATGCGGCGTCGGCTGATGCGGCCTGTTCTGCATTTTGTGCTTGACCCGCAGCCGTTTGTGCGGCCGTAACTGCACCACCTGTAATCGCCGCAACAGATTGTTTATTAACCGCGTCGGTATTATTTACTGCATCAGCAACATTAACAATTCTTGAATTTAGAGCATCCCAATTGTTTGAGTTATCTCTAGCAAGCGCCACTTCTTTAATATCGTTAGCTTCTTGTGCTAGGAAGAAACCTTGTAGTGAATCTTGGTCTAAGATTTCTTCTGATAAAACTGAGCCTGTTTGATAATCAACAAGTCTAGCTGAAGGTGATGTTTCACGAGTAATAACAATTTTATCACCAATAACTATATTATGTGTTGCACCTTGTAGTCTTATATTAGATGCATCAATAAAATCATAAGCCGTAGTGTCTGTACCATTTACGGCAACCTTAATATGACTTTTAGCAATGTAAGGAAAAGTAATTGGGTAGTCTAAATTACCAGTGCCATATTGGTTATTTGAACTAGGTTCATATACTTCTCTTGCAAAAGCCATTATTTATCTCCTATTGTAACATCATATATTTGTTTATAAATTTTAAATGGTAACAACTTATTACCTATTTGTTGAATTCGATCTGTATCGCCGTCTCGTATTGCGCCTGACAAATCTAATCCGTCTTCGACAAGACCCGCAGTTGGGCCAAGTAGTAAACTCCATCTGTTTTTCTCTGCGGAATATCTTGAAGGTTGTTCAAACACTCCAACAAATTTACCCGCTTCAGCAAGCGGAACAGACAACATCATTAAGAAACCCGCACGATCCATAACATCGTAACCCCATTGTGTAAGGTCTCGATCTTTTATTTCACCTTGGTATCTTAAATCAGAAAGCATTACGATACCTGTACCTAATGCTCCCGCTAATGTTAATGAACCAAACGCTTCCATATCTCCGTATCGTGCCATACGCTGAAACGCGGGTATCATATATTTTGTCATTGAAATAAATCCATATGTCCAAAACTGAAGAATGGATTTCCAAATACCATTAGACATAAAGTAAGGTAAGTCACCTTTACCAGGCGTCATAATGGAACGCGTTGCTACATTTTCAAAAGCAGTACGCATATCGTGATATGCTCGAATACCTTCTGCGCCTTCGTCTAACCAACGACCCATTTCTAATTCCCACGGGGCGCCAGGTTCTGATTTTGTAGGCGGATGTTTTTTAATTAATTTAAGTATTCTAGCAATTTGTTCTTTACCCAAACCAAGGCTTGCAGCCTTTGCCACATCTCTAGCAAACTTACTATTAGGTTGGGCAGAAGCCTTTTCTATAAGCTTTGGATATTTTCGTAAAAATTCAACAAAGTTGTGTTGCATTTCTAACATTACCAAAGACTTCATTCGAGTGTTCCACCACCCCATAAAGCTAAGTGTGTTTGTTGCTCGACTAAGACCATCAAGAACTTTGTCTGTGTTAGATGTTAAATAATGTTTAATTGTTCCTGGCGCCCCAACTCCTGTCATTTCTCTAGTAGTTTCAGCGCCCGCCATTTTCATAGTACGGCTATTTGATAATATTCGTTCAGATGCGATAGCAAGTCTAATGACTTCTTGGTTATTTAGACCGCTAAGTGCTTTTCTTAATTGTGAACTTTTCTTACTAAATAGATTCATATAACTAAACGAACCCCAACCTGAAGTAAAAACCACATTGGCGAGGTCAGCTAGTGAAGGTAAAAGAAACCCTGAACCATAACGAATGTAGTTTAATGATCGAGCTGCCTGACCCGCCCAAGCTAGTCCGTATAGACCATTTGTGTTAGCGTTTCCTAAAAGTCCTAAATGTCTTCTAAATCCTAGTTCAACATCTAATTTTGTATTATTAAGTTCTTTTTCTAACTTTCTAATAAAGCTTTTTGATTTACCCGCCTTTTCTGCTGCATTAATTAATCGTGTATAATCATCTGTAATATCATTAATAAGTTTATCTAGTATTTTTTGCTCACTACCAAGCGCTTCACCATTAGTGTTAAACACTTTTCTTAGTGCAATACGCGCAGATAAATCTTCAAAAGATTTCATCATTATTCCGTAAAGGTCGTCTCTAAGAAAACCTAACTCTTCAGCTTCTCTTCGCATAGCGTTGCTTAATTTAAACTGACGCATTTTAGTACGACCTGATTGTGCAATCTCGCCGTCTAAACCACCAACTCGCATATTACCTCTAGTCGGACTTGATAATGCAAGATACAAGTCATCAATGTATTCTTGTATAGATGGTTTACTGCTAGTCTTTTTAAGAATTCTTTTAGCTTTTTTAACACTTCGTTTTGCTTTTCTAGCTTCCGTACCAAATTCTTTTTTAGCCGCATTAAGTATTTTTCTTTTTGCTCTTGCGTCTAATTTAGCTTTATTTGCTATTTTTATTTCTTCTATAACAGGTGCAAGTTTCTTACTATGTCTTGTAATATGTTTTTGCAAAAAGTTTGCTTCTTTGATAAGCTGATTAATTGTGCCTTCTAAACGACCTGTACGAGTGTTGTGAACTTTTTTATTCTTTAGTTTCTCAACAGATTCATTTAATGCGTCTTCACCCGCCTTACTAAAATTATTATCTGCTTTAGTTAAATTTTCTCTAGCAAAGTTTAAATCATCTAAATCTTTAATTTCACCTTTACTAAGATTAGCAAGTCTAGCTTCAGCATTCTTTTCAGCTAATTTTAAAAGTTCTTCTGCTTCAGCAACTTCAGTTATTCTTTGTCTTTCTAGTTGTTTAGTTCTACCGCCAACATCGTGATATGCGTTGTCTCTTATAGAATCTTCTTCTAGTTTCTTTTTAAGTTTTAATTTTAACTCTTGTATTTGTAGTTTCTTTTTTCGTAGTTCAGCAATTCTAAGTTCTTGATCTCTAATTCTAGCCTCAACTACTTTTTGTGCTTCAGCGACGGTCGCGTCTTTTATTTCAGTATCTGATTTACGAACCTCTCTTGCAGCAAGAACCGCCTTTTTTCTTGACGCTTTCTCGTGTTCTATAGCTAAATTTAAATCTACTTCGGCTCTAGTAACGGCATTGTTTTTTAATTCTCCTGACCAATCTTCAAAGATTTCTTGTTTGATGGTCATACCTTCATTAGTTTTATAAGTAGTTCCGTCTGTCGTAGTAACATCCTTAACGCCTAAATCATCAAATTGTTTTTTAGTCATACCATAAGTATCAGCCAACCAATCATCAGGAATATCATCAAGCAACAATCTATAGAAAAAGTTTTTAGCTTCTCTTGGACTCATTGCTAAAGCTTCAGATACCCAAAGTTGTGCTTTACCATATTGACGACCCATAGCTTCACTAGGTTTAATCATACCTGTTTCAATCATTAGGTCTTCCATAATTTTATTAGCGTCGTGTATTAAATCAGCTTGATCTTTGACGGTTTTTATAATTAACTCTGCACCCTCATCTCCAAATCTTTCTTTTAGATTTTTAATTTCGTCAGGGGAAATATCATCGTACAACGCTTTGTTTGTTAGATCAGTAAACTCAAACTCATCTAAATTACCTGTTTTATTAGTGGTTGTTTTGTTAATTTTATTCGGGCCTTTTAAAACATTCTTACCAAAGTCCATAACATTCTGTTGTATATCTTCTACAACTAAACCAATTTCTTTTTGTGTTTTACCCGCCATTTCAGCAAGTTTAATTCTTAAATCTACAAACCTTTGTATGGCGTCAGGAAACACTCCTTCATCAAATATTTTTCTAATGTTATTAGCTTCACTTTCAACATTTCTTATATAAATACCCGCTTCGTTAGCTTTAGTTAAAACACCACCTGTATCAAACAATTGTTCTCCAATTCTAGCAGCGCGTTCACTTGTGCTAGTTAATAGTCGATATATAGGAGATCCTACAATTCTTGTTTTAGCAATTTTATCTAACCCTTTCATTCCTACTTTACCAATAGTAGAAACAACGCCTTTCGCGCCTGTTTTAAATCCTGTAGCTATTGTTCCTGAATATTGTTTTACGGCCGCAGCTCCCGCCGATGTTGGAATTCCTGATGCTTGCCAGGTGTCGTCTACTGCTTCGTAAGTTCGTTTGCCCGCTTTAATAATAGGTTTAAAAACTACACTATTTGCTAGACCTCGACCCATATCACCAATTGCAAGGTAAACAGGATTGTCGGCTCTAAATGGATTGTTTGGATTACTATGGTGTAAAATACTACCTTTAAAACCCGCCGATGAAAACGCTCCGATACCGCCACCAAGAACAATAACACCGCCTAAGTTAAACATAGACTCCTCGACGGTTCGTAGTTCTTGTCTTAAATGTAAAGACGCTTCTTGAGCGCCAACATAAATAGCACCACCTAAAGCATAACGACCTATAGTCGCAAGAGTTTTTCCTTTTTTATATAAACCCGCAATAGGTATTAAAGTTGATATATCACCAAAAGTTGCGACACCACCAACTAACATTCCTAAGAAATTACCATTTGCTAATTCATTACGATAACCTTCTAGTTTTCTTAATCTATTAGCACGATCAATAAATTGTTCTTCGGTTTTAATATCATCAAAGAAACCTTGCCTAATATTTAAATCTTGATCGCCATAAGAATCTAAACGATCCATATAATATTTGTATGGATTGAATTTATAATTAGGATCATATTCGTAGTTTGATGCGTATTTATCCTTTGCACCAAAACCTTGTAGAGTCATATCTGCTAATGATCTGTCAGGATCATTTATTGTTGGAATAAGACCATATCTAATAGAATCACCAATGATAGTTTCTTGCATATACATCTCACCGACCGTATCCCAAAATCCTAGACCTTCGTGTTGATAAGGCGTTTTATGATAATCAGGATTGTTTAAAGCCTTCATCGTGTTGCTAAAAACAATAGCTTGATTGGTGTCTATATTAGTTTTCACAATAATACTCCTAAGTTAATTACAAATTTAAATGGATCTGCTTTACCTCTTGTATCTTGTTTTGATCTTAATTTATCGTAATTACCTGTGTCTGCTTTGTGTCCTGTAAAGTTGTAAGTGTCTGTTATTATTAATTCACCTTTGTCATTTCGTTTCCAATTAAATCGACCTAACACTAAACCTAAAGTTAGTGCCTGACTATCTTGTGATGAAAAAGCTAAATTAGCGTAGCTTGAATATTTATCAATTCGGTTTGAACCAAATATATTTTCAATATAACCCGCTGCATTTACGGCTATGCTTTTTGGGGCAAACGCGTCTTCTTGTAATGCAATGTGGTATGGTACATCTTTAAGTACATATTTTTTACCATCCCAAACTTTTGTTTTAGTTACACTATAACTAATACCTCTTTCCTCTGCGGGTACATTTTTAGTAACCCACTCAATACCATCTTTAGAACCTACAATTTCACTAAGAAATAAACCATTTTTATTAACCCCAAAGAACTCATCATAGTCTTGATATTGTATGCTTGTTTTACCTTTAGATTCTGCCCATTTAATTAGCGCGCCTAAAGCTTGTAAACTTTCTTCAGAAAAATATTTGTTACCATCAATGACTTCAGTTTTAGCGTCACTTCCTGTAAGACCTAATTCTTCTCCTTTATATCTAATAAATGTTTGAGCGGACTTTGGTAAAACTTCTAAAAGACTATTTGCAAAGTCTTGATACCAAGTTGTTTGATCTTGTGATTCATATTTACCTTGATCTGCTAAATTAACCGCAGCTTTAGCAATTAAATAATTAGGTTCAGGATTATTATTAATGATTGCACCATTAGTTGCGGGTTGGTGTTCAGCCGCAGCAACAGGTGAAATTACAGAGTCTTTAACTACATTCAAAGCTTTTAAAAATATATTATCTCCACCCTGTTCTAAGTCATTGTATGTATCCCCTACTTTTTTAGCCATCATATTTTCATCACCTGAGAAAAACATATCGTGTTCCATTTTTCTTCGGTAGTCTAAACCTTTTAATTTATTAGCGTTTGATTTATTTAATATTTCGTCAGAGATACTAGCCATATCTCCATTAAGAATTGCTTTAGTAATGTTAGGGCCAATCAAAGCGGGCGCGTTGTAAGCCATAGAAGTAAGTGCTATTCGTTGATCAGCATTAAGTGGAACTTGACCAAAACGATCAACTAACATTTTATCTGCTTCTTGAATTAAACTTTCACTTACAAGTCTTGCTTGGTTTTTACTAATAGCTTTTTTACCATCCATTAAATCCTTCATATCAGTATCATTAAGTCTTAATTTTTGTTGAACTAAATCTTTATGAACTTCTAGATTAACACCATAGCCAATATGTTTGACACCATTTACATAGTGCATACTTGGTTCATATCCGCCTTCTAAATTAGCAATAAAATCAAATCGTCTATTTATGTAATTATCGTCGTAATGACCTGGGCCACTATTAGTTAAAACATCTGTCATATTCTGTAGTGAAAAGTCACCCGCGTCTAAACTTCCTGTATGTGCAAAGTTTTTCATACTAGGTTTGCTGCCATTAACGGCTTGAGTATTAACTTGTATTTGAGAAAAAATATCAGACTTTAATTTGTTAGCGTCGGTTTCATATGAAAGAACTGATGTATCTATATTAAAATCAGTTTGGTCAAATTTGCTCATTGTGCTAACTCCTTTAGTTTCTCGTGAGTCATATATTTATCTGATGTTTCTTTAAAGAAAGGTTTAACGACAACATAATATCCTTTAATAGGAACTTTTAATGGGTTTGCTGCTGTGTCGTCTTTCTCACCAGGTATCAAATATGTTTGACCCTCGTCTAGTTTAGTTGTTGGTATGATATCCATTGATGGGTGCGCCCACTTTTTAAAAGCGATTCTGTCTTTTTCATAGTCACCCGTAAAATGAAAACTTTCAGTATTGTCGGTTGTAAACCAACCTGTCTCTCGACCTGGCGTTATAATCTTTTCGCCTTTTTTATTAAACATTAAAATGTCATCACCCTCGTTAACTTCATAGTTAACATCAAATTTATTTTGCTCACCAATTCCTAAAATAAGGTCTCTACCTAAACCTTCTTTATGTTGAATTGTGGCATAGCCAAATTGACTTGCTTGAGGATTTGCAAAATTAATTTTAAAATTACCATTAGTAAATTTATTAAAATATTGCTCAATATTGTCTACAAGTTCTACTGCATTCGCATAAGTATTTTCTTTTGTTTCTGTTAATGGGTTTCTAACTTTGACACCAAAATATTGACCACTTACAGGTTGCGTGTTGGAAAGTTCTAAACGACCTGATGCGTGATTAAACCATAAAGCATCTGACTCACTTATTAACTCATTTAAAGCTTTACCAATATTTTCGGCGTTTACTTCGTTACCTAGTGATTGTTGTTTAATTGCAAGATTAGCAATAAGATTAAACATCATAGGATGTGCAGCCGTATCAACATTATCCCATTCTAAATTAAATCCTAATATACTTCCAAAGAACCCCGCTTTAGGATCATTAAATTCAGACATCACATTATTAAGAAATTTCTTTTGCCAAGTTCCATATTCTTTATTGTCTTTCACACCATCATTAAAAAATATTGTGTGAATACTTTGCATTATATTTGCACCATTTTTAGGATCTTGAAGTTGTGCGTGTATTGCAGAAAAGTTTTCATCAGTATTTATTTGACCAAATATGGTTTGCGTTACTTCAGGTGTTGTTGCAGACGCCAACGCTTGATTAAATTTTCGTAAAGCCAAAGGATGATCTTTTAATATTTCTTGTCCTTGCGCTCCTGTCTTATCAATACCTTGTATAGCTTGAAAAACTGCTGAATTTAGTTGGGTGTCATTAGACAATAACGCATCAGCAAACTTACCTTTTACTTCATCGTTAAATGCAGCTACACCATATTTTTGATATGCTTTATTTATAAACATTGAGGTTGTAGTTAAGTTGTCAGGATGGAATGCGCTTTTACCTGTTGCTGATTCTACTGATGATAAATATTGTCCGCCGTGTTTTGTTAAAGTATCAAGCGAAACATCAGTTGTACTACCT